GCAATGTTTGGAGGAGCCACAGGATTAACTGATTCTACTTCAGGAGGGCTTCTTTTAGCTCCTACTCCCGATACGACTTATGCTTTTAGAATATATTATAATGCACAACCTACGAGTCTAGTGACTAGTACCTCTGGGACTTATCTCAGCAGATACTTTGCTAGCGGCCTTTTATATGGCTGCTTAGCAGAGGCTTTTGGATATTTAAAAGGGCCGATGGATATATTGACACTATATGAAAACAAGTATAAACAAGAAGTACAGAAGTTCGCAGGACTGCAACTTGGAAGAAGAAGACGAGACGATTACACTGATGGTACGGTTCGTATCCCAGTTAAATCACCGTCACCGTAATTTAGGAGATAAATATGGCAATAGCATCAGTATTACAAAACACCTTTAAAGAAGAATTATTAGGAGGCTATCATAGCTTCAATGCTTCAGGAGACACTCCTGCTGGCAGCGCTTTTAAAATAGCTCTTTACACCAGTTCAGCAGATCTTACTACAACTTCAACTGTTTATGTAACATCAGGTGAAGTTGCATCGGGTGGTGGTTATACTACTGCTGGAGAAGCTTTAACAAATACTGGAGTAGCTAAAAGTACGGTTACTTCTTATACAGATTTTTCAGACGTCTCATGGACATCTGCTTCTTTCACAGCAAGAGGATGCATGATTTATAATTCATCAACTATTTCTGGATTGACAACAAATGCTTCTGTTTGCACCATTGATTTTGGTGGAGACAAAACAGTTTCTTCTGGAACGTTCACAATTCAGTTTCCAACTAACGATTCATCAGACGCTATCATAAGATTAACGTCATAAGGAGAATTTCCTTATGGCTACCATTACAGTCACAGTCGGCACTGGTACTCAATATCAAATCGGTGGTTCGGGCAACGTTTATTTTTTTAACGGTTCTCAACCAGCAAGTTATACTTTTCCATGGGTTTCAGATGGAGTCCTTAGACTTGAGCAATCAGGATCATCGAATGACGGCCATCCTTTAATTTTTTCTACTTCCAACAGCGTTACTCGTTCTATAATGCGAGCCGGAATTATTTCATCCGGTGTCACTTATTATTTAGACGGATCTAGCACTGAATCCGATTATACCAATACAACAACTTTTAACGCAGCCACTACTCGTTACATAGAAATTACACCTACAGCTGCAACCGATTTTTATTTTGCATGCTGGATTCATGGTATTTCAATGGGTGGTCTTATAGATATCACTCAGAGTACATGGGGCGCTTTATCATGGGGTAACGGAAATTGGGATGCTCAAAATGATATAGACCTTTCTCTTACCGGTTTTTCAATAACATCTACTTTAGGAACTTTAGCTTATGCTGCAGCTACAGATGGTTGGGGCAGACAATCATGGGGCGATGATGACTGGGGTACTGATAGTTTAACTTTTATTCCTACTGGTTTATCCATGACTGGAAGTGTAGGTACTGTAGCTGCTGCATCTGAATCAGGATGGGGTCGTGCTACATGGGGCAATGAACCGTGGGGCGATAGTAATAGTCCCGTCGTTAATGTTAGTGGCTTCTCAATCACAGCATCTTTAGGAACTTTAGCTTATGCTCAATCGATAGAAGGCTGGGGCAGAGATGAATGGGGCACAGGTAACTGGGGTGAAAATACTACTACCGTTATATTAGATGGATTAGAAATGACTACCGGACTGGGTCTTGAAGGTTGGGGTAGAAGTACTTGGGGTAATGATGCTTGGGGGGAACAGAGTACAGTAAACATAGAAATTGGAGAGCCATTAACAGGTTTCGCAATCACAGGATCATTAGGAACTCCAACACTAAATTACGATTTTATATTTACACTTTCTGAGTCTTTATTAGGAACACTTTCTCTAGGATCTTTATCCATTAATAATGGTGCTGATCATACTCAAGGATTAGGTGGCATAGCTGCTACTATGTCTTTGGGAAGTGTAACGGTTACAGATGTAGTTCAAGGAACTGGAAGCTTCCTCGGAACCATGACGCTAGGCACTATTGTCACAGGAGACCAAATAACAGTTCCACTAACTGGCATTGCCATAACAGCGAGTCAGGGCAGTATCGGAAGTCTTCCAGATATGCTTGTAGGATCAGGTAGCTTTGCTATTACAGGTTCATTAGGAAGTCTGACAGTAACAGACATGCAAATTGGTCTTACTGGCTTTGAAGTTACTGGAAGTTTAGGTTCAGGGGGAGTATCCCCACTACATTACAAAGATGTTGACATAAGTGGATATACTGCTTATACAGATATAGAACATTCAGCTTAAGGAGAAAATTATGTCATCAAATTATACAGTACTCGGCATTCAACTCATGACCACTGGCGAAAAGGCCGGTACATGGGGAACTTTAACAAATACTAACTGGGATATCATAGAACAAATTTCTGGTGGTTTTACACAACAAGCCGTAACTGATGGTGCTGATACAGATTTATCAGTTTCTGATGGATCAACAGGTGCTACTCTTGCACACAGAGTAATAGAATTTACAGGATCACTGGCAGCAAGTAGAAATGTAACTATTCCCCTTGACGTTCAAACTTTTTATATAATTAAAAATTCATGCGACGATGATGTAGTTTTTAAATATATAACGGGTAGTGGAAACAGTGTTACTTTTACCGCGGGTGATACAAAAATAGTTTATGCAACTGCTAATGATGGAACAAATCCAGATATTGATGATTGTGGATTTGGAGTTGGCGATGTAACTCTCACAGGAGCACAAACTTTAACAAATAAAACTTTAACTGCTCCGAAATTCGCTTCTGGCGGATTCATTGCAGATGCTGGAGGAGATGAAAACCTAGTTTTCACTGAAGTAAGTACTCCAGTCAACGAACTCAGAATAACGAATGCGGCTACAGGTAGTGGTCCAATTCTTGCAGCAATTTCTACCAGTGCGACCGATTCAAATATTGATCTTAATATTAATCCTTTAGGAACAGGAGTTCTTAAAAGTGGAACAGCTGCAGTTAAAGTTGCAGGAAGAGAAACTATTTGGATACCGGCAGTTGCGATGTATGGAAGTGAAACTAATGGAGCTGACGCACAACAAGTGGAAACAACTGCTCTTAGACCAGATCTTAAAGTTTTAGACTATGATGCAAGTACCTCTGAATTTGCACAGTTTGCAATAACTTTCCCTAAATCATGGGATTTAGGTACTGTAACTTTTATACCTACTTGGACCCCAAGTAATACGGATACAGGTGATTGTTTATGGTCCCTTTCAGGTCTCAGCGTAGCTGAAGGAGAAAGCGCAGACGTCGCTTTTAGTGCTCCGCAAACATCTTTAGATGCTGGAATTGGAACAGTTGAAGATATTCAAATGGGTCCAGAAAGTTCTGCAATAACGATTGCGGGAACTAAAGCTGACGGCAATCAAGTATTTTTTCAATTAGAAAGAAATGCGGACGACGGTACTGATGACTTTACCGGTGATGCACGATTATTAGGAATTCAATTATTTTATACTACTGACGCAGCTAACGACGCATAGGAGAATTAACATATGTCTTTTGGATATCAAGTTTTAGGATTTGGATCAGGTGGCGCAGCTTTTACTTTAGCTGAAGTTGATGTTGATTATTTAGTGGTCGCTGGTGGTGGTTCGGGTGGCTATGGATTAACTAGTGACGGCGCCGCTGGTGGCGGTGGAGGCGGCTATCGAACAAGTTTTCCTGGTGGATCTAAATTAAGTTTAACTAATGCGGGTAATACCAATTATGTGGTAACTGTCGGAGCTGGTGGAACAGGTCCGGGAGCTCCTCCCAATACAGGTCGCGGAGGCGATTCTGAATTAGGAAGTTCTCAATTCCCTACTGCCCTTTCGGGTGGTGGTGGAAACGGCGGTCGTGGAGCCGGCTCACCGGGAGCCCCAGGTGGTTCAGGTGGCGGCGGTGGAGGATCCACAGGAATAGGTGGAACTGGAAATACACCTCCTGTTTCTCCCCCTCAAGGTAATAGTGGTGCTAATGCACCTCCAGGTGCATGGACTGGTGGCGGAGGCGGCGGTCATGCTGGTGCTGGAAGCGGTCAATCTCCTGGCGCAGGAACAGCAAACTCAATCACAGATTCATCAAAAACTTATGCTACGGGTGGCTCAGGTGGTCCTTCAGGTAGTACTGTAGGTACTCCTGGAACCGATGGCGAAGGAGACGGTGGACAGGGTTCTCAAGGTGGTGCAGGTTTACCACAAGGAATTCCAAGTGGCGGAACTGGAACTGTTGTTGTAAGAGCACCTTCTTCATATACATTTATTGTTACCCCAGCTACTAATACTGTTTCAACTATAGGTCCTGGTGAAAATATAGCCGTAATGACAGTTACAGGCACTCTGGCTCCTGCGGTAGTACCAGTATAATGGCTAATTTTGCAAAATTAGACGAAAATAATTTCGTCACTCAAATTATTAAAGTAGGAGAAGATGTTGAAACCAGTAATGGTTCTCTCGGTGATAATTTTGGACATGTTGACGGAGAAACTTACTGCAACAAATTGCTAGGTGGAACATGGAAACAATATTCTAATAATACGCGAGCAGGGGTTCACTATGGTCCTCCTGATCCTAGTACAAATATTAGAACTCCTTCTGCTGATCAAAGCAAAGCTAAAAGAGCGAATGCTGCTTTTATAGGGGGTAAATATAACGCAGCTAAAGATCGGTTTGAAGAAGTGGATTCTCAGTATGCGAGTTGGACCATGAACGATACCACAGGTCTTTTTGAACCTCCAGTCCCTAATCCTAATCCTACGGAATTTGATGGAAAAGAAGCGGTTGTTTATTGGAGAGAAAACGACGTCACTTGGGGCGGATTTCAAAAAATCCCAGCTCCTGGTCAAGACTGTAAGCACTATAAATATGATGTGGCTACAGATACATGGAATTATATAGAAACTCTTCAAGATTATCCTTCCGAAAGACATCTCTAATCTTTACACGTCTTAATACTTACTATATATTACCTTCTAGGAAAGAATATGAACCTAGAGCATTACTATTGGTATTTTAAAAAAGGACTTCCCATTAAACTCTGTGATGAGATTATTAAATCTGGTAAAGAAAGAGAGTCTAAGCTTGCACTCACTGGAGAAATATCTCATAAGGATTTAGCACGTCTTTCTAAAAAAGAGAAAAAGAAAAAACTGAAAACAAGACATTCTAATGTTGGCTGGCTTAATGCACCATGGATTTATAATGCAATTCTTCCTTTTTTAAATAATGCAAATAAATCTGCCGGTTGGAATTTTGAACATTCTAAGGCAGAAGATTGTCAATTTACGATATACACGAAAAATCATCACTACACTTGGCATTGTGATAGTTGGCATAAGCCTTATTCTTCTGATTCTCCTTATGAAGGTCTTGTTCGCAAATTAAGTTTAAGTGTTAATTTGAGTAATGCCGATGAATATAAAGGAGGAGAATTACAATTTGATTTTAGAAACGAGGCAGCAGGTAAAAATATACACACCTGTGAAGCTATGAAAGAGAAAGGCTCTATCGTTATTTTTCCAAGTTTTGTTTGGCATCGTGTTACGCCTGTTACTGAAGGTACGCGCTATAGTTTAGTTAATTGGATTGTAGGAAAGAATTTTAAATGAAGCATGTCATTAACAATTTTATTCTTCCTCAGGATGCATCTATTTTTATGAAGTATTATGATGCCCATACGCATTTATGTTATGATAATAGAAAACCTCATAGTCATAGAAATTTACACTATCATACGATTCCCAGTAAAAAAATTAAAAATCTTTTAGACTATTATGAAAATAAACTGATTTGTTTTATTGATCATCATTTTCAGACAAAGACAGAAGCTTTTAGTGAGCCCCGGCTTGTTCGATGGAACAAAAATGAATCAATGCCACATCATCGTGATCAACGCTATAGCCATGGGGACAAGATGGATTATTCAGCTTTATCTTATTTAAATGATGATTATGAAGGAGGCGAATTATTTTTTGAAGATGGAGACATCCTAAAGATGAAAGCTTTAAGTTCTATTATTTTTCCTAGTCCAGCCCCCTATGGCCATGGGGTTAAAAAAATAATCAAAGGGAAGCGATATACGATTCCTTCATGGTATCAAATCAAAAAACGGGTTCATTATAGATGACAAAATTAAACCAAAAGAAACCTGATTTTGGATGCTCCGTTCTTTTCGGGAGTCCAGTCTACACATCAACCATCGGGCTTCCTTTAACGAAAAAAATGATACGAGATACGGATAAATTCATACAAAAATGTAAAAAGGAAAATAAATCTATTATTAAAGATAGAAGACAGGCTCTTGGAATTAAAACTGATGCTGGTTATGGCTATCGAACCTCTAATTTAAAAAATTTAAAATCCTTTCAAAAATTTGGGGTATTTGTAAATGATCTGTGCCGCCAATTTCTAACCGCTCAAGGTTATTTTTTACAAAATTACCATTTAAATCTTAAAGATTTACGAGCTGAAGAATTTTCTTCCACGTACGGAGGCCACGAACGAAAAGATATAAAGAATCAAGGACAGATGTCGGGGCTAGTATTTTTAAAATGTTCTAATAAAACTTCTACGGTTATTTTTGAAGATCCTCGTCCGGCTAAAATACATAATTCTCTTCCCATTATAAAAAACCCAAGGGCTAGTTTGGCTCATGATGAATATGAAATGTTTCCTGTGCCTGGTGCTATTTTACTTTTTAATAGTTATCTAACTTATTATTTTTCCCCTCATCTAGGACTAGATGATTTTAGAATGCTTACGTTTGATATAGAGGCCTATGAAAAATAATTATTGTATTATTAAAAAAGCCCTTTCACAAGAACTCTGTAGTTTTCTCTACAACCATCTTCTTCTGTTGGATAAAAGATTTTTAACGTTCACTCATTCCAGATATATTTCTGCTTTTAATGCGGATCATGGAACCATTAATGATGGACAGGTCGACGGGGCATTTGCTATTTATAGTGATCCCGCTTTTGAAACTCTTTTAGTTAAAATTAAACCGGTCTTAGAAAAAATAGTAAGTAAAAAATTAATTGAAGCTTATTCTTATGCCCGTCTTTATCGCACCGGTAATGCTTTGAATAGGCATAAAGATAGATATAGCTGTGAATTTAGTTGTACGCTTCATTTGGGAGGGGATAAATGGCCTCTTTTTTTAGAGCCCTCTGGAAAAATGCATCAAAAAGGAATTCGTGTTGATCTTAATCCAGGAGATCTCTTAGCTTATAAAGGATGCGATGTTGAGCACTGGAGAGATCCTTTACGAGGTGAAGTTTGTGGTCAGGTCTTTTTACATTATAATAAGGATGATAAGAAAGGACGAGCCAATCAGTATGATGGTAGATCTCATCTTGGGTTACCGGTTTGGTTTAAAAATAAATGATAAAGCATGTTCATGTCTTTACGCCTCCTAATATTGGATGGTTAGAAATAACCCTATCGGATCAAGCAATTAAATATGTATGGAAGTGTATTAAAAAAGCTAAAGAAGATCATCGGCATAGTTTAGTAGGAAATATTTCTACTGAACTCGCACTACTTGATAAAGATGATTGGTTCTTTAAAAATATTATAACTGAATGTTTAAAAATATATCGAGAACAATTTAAATTTGCTTTTTATGATAACATTGTAAGCAAAGCTCATCCTCTGATGATGAAGACCTGGTGGGTTAATTATCAGCGCAAACATGAATTTAATCCTGTGCACAAACATAGCGGACTTTTTTCATTTAATATATGGATGCAGATTCCTACTGATTATAAAAAACAATATGATCTCCCGTGGTCTAAAGGCACTAAAAGTCCTCGCTCTTCAGCTTTTGTATTTCATTATACTAATATTTTAGGACGACCAGCCGATTATACTTATCATATGTCACCCGCCCAAGAGGGAAAGATGGTGTTTTTTCCTTCCACTTTATTTCATTCAGTTTATCCTTTTTACAAAAGCAACAAAAATAGAATTTCTGTGGCTGGAAATATTGCCTTGGATTCTAAAAAAATTGTAGAAAAAGTTTCGAAATGATTTTCTGTATTGAGGACTCTAATATTTTTATGCCGCAAGAAAAGAAATATGTTGATGAAACTATTTTAGGATCTTACTTTCCTTTTTATTGGATCCCTCATCAAGTACGACAGGATGAGCATGGGTGGTTTTCTCACACGTTGCTCAAAAAGCGTATTGAAAGAGAAGATGAGGGATATAAGGTTAAGAAACTAAATGATGAGGCTTGGGATTCTCCTCACGGTTCTTTTTTTATTAATATTATAAAAAGATTTTGTAAAAAGCATCAACTTTCTTTCACTCACATTTACAGAGGATGTCTTAATCTTACTATTAAATCGCATGCAAGAGAGAGCTCTCCTCATATCGATCATACTTTTCCTCATAAGTCGATGATTATTTACTTAAATAAGAGTGAGGGAGAAACCGTAATATTAAAGAATAGAAAAATTATAAAAAAGATAAAGCCTATTCCTTTTAAGATGCTCTGTTTTGATGGTCTTTTAAATCATTATATCAAATACCCACCCCATGGAAGACGAGTGATTGGGGTTTTTACTTTTAATTAATCATTAATATGGAGAAAAAATAAATAAACAATGCAATGGCCCACTTTAATTGTGGACAATTTTTTTACAGATCCGCAGGCTGTAGTGAAATTATCAAAGACTTTTAAGTATAAGCACGATGGAAATCATGCGTGGCCAGGTACTAGAAGTGAGCCTATGCATAAAGAAGATAACAAGTTCTTTCTATGGTCAACTCGAAAGATAATGGCGCTTTTATATCCTACACAAATTATAATTGATGGTGGATTGAACTGGCAGGCTACTCAATGTTTTCAGCGCATTCCTTATCAAGTATATGGAGATGAAGGTTGGGTTCATGGTGATCATGATAGTGAGTTTACTTCAATTATTTATTTAAGTGATCATTTGAACAGTGGCACTTGTCTATATGAAGGAAAACATTTCCATGATGAGCCTGAACACACGGAAGAGAAGGAGAAATTTTATAAAGATTTAAAAGACCTTAAACGCATGGAAAAATATAGAAATAAAACTAATTCTAAATTTACTAAGAAGGTTGAGTTATTTTCTAATTTTAATAGGTTGGTTTTGTTTGATGGTCATAATTGGCATGCGTCTAGTAATGGTGGGACCGATAAAAGTGATAGGTTAACATTGGTAACATTTTTTAAAGATATAAGAGGCACAGATATTCGTTATCCTATTGCTTCAATGAGAAGAATTTAGAACATAATACCTACTTATAATCATATTGATCTCCCCGTTAATGTAGTATATTTGTAATAGAAACGGATTTCTATGCTACAAAAAGTAAACTTTTTACCCGGATTCAATAAACAAGTCACTCCTACCGGAGCTGAGGCTCAATGGACAGGAGGAGACTATGTCCGTTTTAGATATGGTACACCTGAAAAACTAGGTGGCTGGGACCAATTAGGTGGAGATAATTTAACAGGAGCTGGAAGAGCCCTTCACCATTTTGATGACAATACAGGTATTAAGTATTCTGCGATTGGTACTAACAGAATTTTATACGTCTATTCAGGCGGACAATATTATGACATTCATCCCATTGACAAGACGATTACGGGTTGTGATTTTTCTACAACGAACACAGAACGAGCAGTTACGATAACTTTTCCTACTCCTCATGGAATGTCGGAAGATGATATTGTATTGTTAGATACGGTTACCGCGCCTCCGGGCTCAGGCTACACCGATGCAGATTTTGAAGATAAAAAATTTATGGCTACGTCCATTCCTACAGCAACGAGTATTACAGTTACCATGGACGATGCTGCAACAGGAACCACGACGAATGTAGGAAGTGCACGAGCTCAAACTTATTATACGGTCGGACCTGCACAAGAACTTGGCGGATTTGGTTTTGGTACCGGTCAATGGTCAGGAACTGCTTCCGGGCCTGCGACAACAACTTTAGTAACAACTATTGCAGCCGATGCTGGAGTCACAACTGTAGTCTTAACCGCTTCAACAGCGTTTCCTTCTTCAGGAACCATTAGAATAGGGACTGAAGATATTACTTTTACAGCTAACGATACAGGCACAGGAACTTTAAGTGGTGGAGCAAGAGCCGCGGATGGAACAACTTTAGCTGAACACACAGCCGGCGCAACCATTACTAATATTTCAAGTTATGTTGGCTGGGGCGACTCTTCTACGGAAGAAGTAACCTTGGAACCGGGTCTATGGGTTCTAGATAATTATGGCACCACTTTGATTGCTCTTATTTATAATGGGAAATGTTTTGAATGGGATTCAACTGTTGCCAATCCAACGGCGGTCAGAGCCACAATTATTTCAGGAGCACCCACAGCTTCAAGACATATGTTAGTATCACCCGTTGATCGTCACTTAATTTTTTTAGGAACCGAAACTACAATTGGAACAACATCCACACAAGATGACATGTTTATCCGATGGTCCGATCAAGAAAGTACCAGCGATTATACTCCTACCGCAACGAATACGGCAGGAACTCAACGACTAGCGAATGGTTCTAAAATCATGGGATCTATTCGAGGCCGGGATGCTATTTATATCTGGACTGATTCAGCTATCTTTTTGATGCGTTTTGTCGGTCAACCCTTTACCTTTTCTTTCGAACAAGTTGGAACGAACTGTGGACTCATTGGTAAGAATGCCTGTATGGAAGTGGACGGTACTGCTTTCTGGATGTCGGAAAATGGTTTCTTTCAATATGCCGGCCAGCTTCAATCGATGCCCTGCCTCGTTGAAGATTATGTTTTTGATGATCTTAATAGTACTTCCCGAAATCTTATTAATGCAGGACTCAATAATTTATTTGGAGAAGTGAGCTGGTATTATTGCAGTTCAGATTCCAATGTAGTGGATCGAGTAGTTACTTATAATTATTTAGAATCCGTGATGCTTAAGAAACCGATCTGGTATACAGGTTCTCTGCCGAGAACGGCATGGGAAGACTCTTCCATCTACGATAAACCTCACGCTTGTTATTATGATAATGCCGATGATGTCTCCTTTGATGTCGTGGGCAATACAGATGGAATTACCATCTACTATGAACACGAAACAGGGACCGATCAAGTTAATGCAGGTGGAGTTGTAACGGCTATCCTTGCTACCATTACTTCAGGCGATTTTGACATTACTCAGAAAAGAGCGGCCCAAGGTCAGCTTTTAGGAGCCCCCGATCTGCGAGGAGATGGGGAATATATTATGAAGATTCGACGATTCATTCCTGATTTTCTTACTCAGACTGGTGACACTCGAATTACTTTAATGCTTAGAGACTTCCCTAATGATACAGCGGCAAGTTCTTCATTAGGACCCTTTACAATCACAAGTTCCACTGATAAGATTGACACACGCGCAAGAGCAAGAGCTATTGCACTTAAAATAGAAAACACAGCGGTCTCTCAGGACTGGAAACTGGGAACCTTTAGGCTGGACATACAACCAGATGGGAGAAGATAATTATGGCATGGTGGAATAGAAATCAAGGATTAGAATCAAATCGACCGAGTGGAATAGACACTCCAATGAATTACCAAGATCAAATTAGATCTTTACCTGGAGGTAATTATCAAGGATGGAAAGACAGCATTATGAATACTGAGCTGCAGGACCTTCGAGACTACGAAAACTCACTTGCAGATATTAACACTAATCCTCGATACGACGACACAGAAATATATATGAAACAACCCGGAGAAACACTCTTCGCAGAAAATCGTGGAAATCCTTTTAAAAATTTTATTAATCCAGACACTAATATTTTTGGATATCAAAAATTTCCTCAAGGTGATCAATGGAGAAATAAAGATAAATATTTAAGAAGTGATGATTATCTTTCTACTCTAGAACCAAGTGAAGCAGGCGTAGGATATGACAGACGTGGTTTTAAGTTACCTTCCATATTTGGAGCAGTGAAAGGGGGTCTGGAAAGTATTAAAGATCAGTTTAAATATAGAGGAGCAACAGAAGAAGCATGGGATCCAAATACCGGAGAATTTATAAGTGCCGAAGAGCAAGACAGACAGAATGCTTTGGGTGGTTATTATTCTGATGCAGCACGAAATGCACGAAGACAACGAGCAAGAGTTGTCAATATGTTAGCGCGAAAAGGAGAGGGTAAAACTTTCAGTGAAAAGAATTTAAAAAGACTACAAGATTTAGGATATGGTGAAAAAATTATAGAAAAAGTTACAGATGTAGTGCAACCGGGAACAGGAACTACTTATACTGGACCAAAAACATCTTATTTTGATCCTGGCATAGCTGCTCGTACGCAACACCCTACAGAAAGAGCACGGACACAAGGAGGATATACGGATCCAGGCAAAGATAGCTATGGACCATGGAAAGCTGAAGGCGGAAGGATTGGTTATGCAAATGGAGAATTTGTAGATGAAGATGTAAATATTCAAGGCCCAGGTTTTGATGTTAATGAAAATATTGAAATGACTTCTGGAGGAGGCGAAGGAGACATTCTAGAGCAACTGGTTGCTAAATATATAGAAGCAGGATTCCCTCCTGAACAAGCTCAAGCAATGGCGATGCAAGAACTTCAACAAATGGTAGCACAATCAGGTCAAGGCGAAGGTATAGCGAGCCTTGTTTAATGGCAAAGATCACTCAAGCCTTAACTCGTGCGAGTAAAGAATACGATCAAAAAACTCTTCAATCTTTAATTCGGGATCTGGATGGAGTTATCAATAAACTCAATACTACTTTTCAAGACGAACTTAAACAGGAACTGGAAGCACAAGCTTTCTTTGTGGATTAATGGCAGTAGTCAATCAATATAAAATGTATGGAGTTACAAGCACGACAGCCGAAGGTCCAATTAAATTTTTTGGTACGACGACGATCAATGGAGTGGTGACTCAAAACCCTTTGATTTCAGAAACCTATGTGGTGAAGTCTTTACATGTGACTAATAAGTCGAGTGGGAATACGCCAACGATTACGATTACCAACAATGCGTTTCAGGTGATTAACACGCAAACACTGGTCGCAGCAACTAGCGTAGAGATTTTAACCAATCCTATGGTGGTTGAAGGCAATACGGTTCTATCTTATACCACAGCAGGAACCGTTACCGATGGCGTAGACATTACCATCAGTTATTTAAACATTAAAAAGGAGGTTACAGTATAATGGAACTCAAACCCGCGAAGGTGACAACAACGATTAAACACAAGCAAACAGGAGAGATTTATAAGACCGAAGAAGAGTGGAAAGCTAAAGGAATTCCGGAAAAAGACATCCGAAGAGATGTCCATGTCCTGATGCCGAGCCTTGATTTGTTCGGTAAAACAAAGTAGGTTCAAAATTTAGGCGAAATTATGACAAAACCACACAGACAACGCTATGGCTTAGGAAGCTTCATTAAGAAATTTACGAAGCCCATTAAGAAAGTACTCAAAAGTCCGCTAGCAAAAGCGGCTTTATTAGGGGGTCTTGGATGGGGTGTTAATAAAGGCATGCTTCCAGGAGGAATGGGTTCAGGCTGGGTGAAAAGACTTTTAGGAAGTGGAATTGGCCAAAGTTTAAAAAAGAATTTATGGACTGATAGATCGTTTGGTGAGAGAGGTCTCTTAGGTCTTGGCACTTTAGCCGTTGGCACTCCTTTGTATCAAAAGTTCATGAAGACAGGTCCTTATGCGGAAGATGATGAAGACCCAACACCTTGGGATATTCAACCAGCAAGCATGGCTAACCTTATGGGTGAAGCTCGAGACTATTATCAAAATTATAATCCTGTCAACAGTCGACTGGCATTTATGCCACCTAAATGGGCTGTTGATGAAACTTTCTATAGTGCAAAAGGTGGACTAGCAAAATTAGCAAATGGCGGAGGAGTAGCAGAAGCTCAAGCGGAACAAATGCTTAAAATGGAATATCAAAAGTATCGTAACCAAGGTGGGACCATGTCCTATCAACAATTTAAAATGACTGTATTAAAACAGGCTCAAGGTCAAGGACCCATGGCTCAGGAACACCTTCAAACGACTCAGCCACGAATGGCAGCTAAAGGTGGCCTCATGGATATGGGTGGTATGGAAAAAGATTATAGACAGGAAGGTGGCTTTGTGCCACTAGGTAAAAAAGAAAAAGCTGATGACGTTCCTGCAAGATTAAGTAAAAACGAATTTGTATTTACAGCAGACGCTGTAAGAAATGCCGGCGGTGGAGACATCGATCAAGGCGCACAAGTTATGGAAAACGTAATGAAAAATTTAGAAGAAGGCGGAGAGATTTCAGAAGAATCTCAAGGCGCTCAAGGTATGTACAATAACATGAAACAATTAGAAACAAGGATAGCATAATGGCATTACCAGATTATTTACAAGACACAGCAAAAGATTACGCGGCACAGGCAGCAACAGCTTATAAAACAAAATTACAGCCCTCTACATTTATGGGGGAACAATTTGTTGCAGGCCTGGATCCACTACAAGAATCCGCTATCTCAAGAGCTGAGGCCGGGATAGAATCCTACAAACCTTATTTAACAGCAGCTCAGGCCAACCTTACAGCAGCAGGCACAGCTCAAGCAGGTCTTGGAGCTTTAACGGGCAAGGATGCTTATAAAGATTTCATGTCACCGTATCAACAAGATGTGATTGATACATCCTTAGCAGCATTCGACAAGCAAGCGGCACAGCAACAACAAGCTTTAAGAGATCAAGCGCTCGGGATTCCTGGTGCCTTTGGCGGAGGACGTGAAGGCGTTCAGCAAGCTGAATACCAAACAGGAAGTGATTTAAATAGAGCCGCTCTTCAAGCACAATTAATGCAACAAAATTTTGGTCAAGCACAGAGCGCAGCTCAACAAGCATTCACAAATCAACAAGCTATTGGAGCCGGTCAATTAGGATTAGGCTCAGCACAAATGGGTCTTTCTGATTTTCAACGAGCCGGTCTGGGTGCAGACATCGGCGCTGAAGGTCAACTCGGAGCTCTGAGACAAGGCCAGAAACAAGCTGAGTTAAGTGCTCAACAACAAATGAAACAAACACAAGCTTATGAACCTTACGGTCGACTTGGCCAATGGGGTCAAGGGATTACCGGTCTTGCCGGAGGAGTTGCAGGAATGCAATACAACCAACCTCAACCAGCAGGTCCATGGCAATCCGCTTTATCTAACGCTATCGGTATCGGTGGACTGTACGGTAAAATATTTGATTAGAAATTATGAGAACACTTAATAGACCAATGTTTAATATGGGTGGCCCGATTAAGGAAGGGGTCATGCATGGAATCAGGGAACCTCGTCAAGGTTATAAATTAGGGGATGCAGTTAAGGGAAGAATTGGTGGAGTTACACAAGGTGTTAAAAATATCTTTCGTGCGCCTCCAGTAAGACCTGTAACAAATTTACCTGTGCCCTATAAGCCTCCTGTAGAACGAAGAATAGCTGGAGGAATTTGGAATGCAATTAGAAATCTTTACGGAAAACTTCCTCAACACGGTTTATTTACTCGTTATGGAGCAATAGGTAGAAACTTTCCGGTTGCAACAGCATTTGGAACTACAGCCGCTCTTCCCGTAGCAGCGGCAGGTTTAACACACGCGGTTCAAAAAAGTTTGCCTAAACAATTAACAGGAGAAGGCGGTCTTTTTGAAACTTCTCCAGCGGCATGGGGTGGTATGGGTGCAGGAGCCGGTATCGATCCAACCGTTGATGAAATTTTAAGAGGTGAAAAAGTTACTGAAGGCCCTTATGGAGATGATACTAAAACTATTTTAGAAAATATAACTATGGAAAAAGGTCCTCCAGGTGGAGGAGACCCTAAGATGATGGGAACAGGTGACTTCTTCAGAAAAGAAAAAGCTAAAGCAGATAAGGACGCTAGAGTTAATAAACTATTAGAGATGATGGGGCATAAACAATCTAAAAAAGATGCAGTCTATGATGCTCTGATAGATGCAAGTCAAATCATAGGTGCAGCACCAGGTGGCAAAGGACTCAATATCAGTAAAGATATTATACAGCCCGTTATCGGTGCAACAAGTAAACAATTCGACAAACCTAAAGAAATTGAAGAAGCTGTTAGATTGATGATGGTTAAAGGTGAGATTGAAAAAGATATTTTTAAAAGTAAAGGAACTTCTTCCGAACAAGCGATCGACGCATTAGCAACTGCGTCCGGTAAAAGTAGAAAATATGTGGCACAAAAACAACTAGGTATTGCTAACACACCATCAGAAGCTAAAGCTCAGTTAGCTAAATTAAAGAATACTAGAATAACTTCGGATAATCTTACTGCGGTAATACAACAATATGCAGACGAAAATAATATTCCTTTTAAAAAACAAATCACAACAGACCAAAAGAACGAGGTCGTAGGTAAAGGTAAGAAATATGCTAGTATTGTAGACATGGTTACGGATATGAAACTAGACCCTGATGGTGGTGATGATGGTCTCTATGTTGTAGGAACAAGTATCATCGAGGTTACAGGCGGCCTTCCTAAACTCAAAGGGTAGGAGGCTAAATGGCTGAGACTTTCGAAACTCTTTTTTCAGAAGATAATAATGCAGGAAATAAAGTAGGAACAATCGAATCTATACTCGCAGGCATAGGTTCAGGTTTTATTCAAATTCCCAAAGGTTTATTTTCATTAGGCGCAACGCTTATGGATCTAGGTGTCGACTCAGGTAAAGCAGCAGCCGTTGAAAAATGGTTTGATGATCTGACGACTTGGGATGAGAAAGCAGAAGCAACCGCAGCAGGAAAAATTACAGAACTCTTAGTTAACATCGGGGTGCCTGGAGGTTATGGCTTTAAATTAGGAAGTCAACTTGCCAAGCAAACCATGAGAAATAAAAACGTAGGAAAATATTTCGAACCTCTAAATAAGTCTTTACAAAAAGGAGTCAAGCAAGCGCGGGTTCTAAATGCTAAAGGAAAAACAAATCAATTTATCGTAGGTGCATTAGCCGGAGGGGCTGCGGAAGGAGTCTTTGTTGGCGACGTAGAAAAGATTGGTAGCTTTGGAGATTTAATTGGTGGACCCACTCGAATTGACAGAGGAGAAGGTGAAGATGCCGTTAGAGATCTATTAAACCGAGTTAAGTTTGGAACGGAAGGAGCCATGTTCACCGGAGTCGTGGGGGGAATTGGTTCTACAATCAAAAGATTAGCAAGTCGAAACACAAAATTAAACACAGCCAATAGTAAATTTGATCGGTTCATTGATAAATTTGCTGGAGGTTTAAGATCCAGAAGTCAGTGGACACCTGAAGGCTTTGCACTCGTAAGAGAATCTACAGGAATGAGAGGTGCGGATACCGTACTCGCTAAAAATATATCTAGAGACATGGATAAATTTATCAATGGTATATTTCCTACTCTTCGAACTATGTGGAATAAACAAAAAGGTAAAGAGAGAGATGTCCTTTTAGGAGAAGTTCAAGATCTACTTTTATCGGGGAATCCTAGCTTAGTAGATGAAGTACGAACCGTTTTAAATGCTGAAGGAAGACTCGCTATGGAACAAGCAAACCTAGCTACCAAGGCGACCCGTCCTTTAACACAAGATGAATTTATAAAACAATTAAATCCGGCAGACGCTAAAAAATTTATAGAAACTAAAACTGGTATGGCTACCAAATGGGGCGACATGCCAGTGGAAAACTTTATAGAAAAGGAATACGGAAAGGATGTTTCTAAAAAAGGGTGGAGAGCACTCACGGATAAGCTTCTCGATCTCGGTGCTGATGATGATAGTATCATGGCACTCAAAGTTGGAATGGCGCAAATCAGACAAAGATTTGGTGATCTATTCACGGCTATTGGAAGAAATCTGGATCCTGGAAAAGAAATGGATGAGTTCAAGAGACTCTTTGGAGATAAATTTAAAAATTATTTAGGAGCAACCTATGACGTCATGCAAAATAAAAGCATCCTTCCGTGGCTAACATACAGACCTACGAGTGAAGCTATTGATGATGTTAAAGATATTTTTCAAAAGACTTATGATAATCTACCGGAAAACAAACTGGCTAATAGAACATTATCCGGTCCTGAAGCAGAACAAGCGGTACAAAGAATATTAGATACGGCAG